GCGATGGGCCTGCCAACCATTACTCACACGGGCCTGCCTTCGGTCATGTTGCAGGGCATTTCGCAGATCGCGCCGGAAGATCCCCAGTCTGCCTACCCGGCAAGTTAGGACTGACATGAGCAAGATGGAAACCCGCACCTTCACGGTTGACGACATTGAGGTGCGCGAGGCCCCCGAGGGCATGACCACCTTTGAGGGTTACTCAGCGGTATTCAATTCTCCTTCTGAGCCCTTACCGTTCACGGAAACGATTGCGCCTGGCGCGTTTGCTCGTTCGCTGAAGTCGCGCAACAACGTCTTCCTCTTGGTCAACCACGATCCGGCCCGCCCCTTGGCGTCAACCCGGTCTAAGACGATGACGCTTGAGGAGGACGGCAAGGGCCTGCTGGTCAAGGCGACCCTTCCTGACACGACTGACGGCCGCGACCTCGCGGTGCTGCTCGGTGGCGGCGGCAACCCTCGCGTGATCGACTCAATGAGTTTCGGCTTCTCTGTTCCTCGCGGCGGCGACTCGTGGAACGAGGACGGCAGCCAGCGCACCCTTCATCAGGTGCGGTTGCACGAGACCTCAATAGTTGCGTTTCCGGCCTATCGACAGACGTCTGCCAGCGTGCGCAGCCTGGACATGCTGGCCGAGGCGACGGGCGAGGACGCCGACGCACTCAATGGCGCGCTTGAGGCGCTTGAGCGCGGGGCAACCTTGACAATGGATCAGGCTGGGCTGTTGTCCGCGGTGGTGGCGAAGTTGTCGCCGGAGCCGCAGGCCGAGCCTGTGGTTGAGCCGGTCGCTCACGACCCGGCACAGATCAACCTGCTCAAGACCAAGCTCGACCTGGCCTTCAAGGCCTGAGACTTCCTGGCCGCGCGAGCCGCGGCTAGGTCCCCGCTCTGAGGAGCCTCGGCGGGATTGCAAGAAACACCTGCGCAATCCAACAAACCGAGACCCCAAGGAGGGGTGAACTGTGAGTGAGTACTTGAAGAAGCTCGTGGAGGATCGCCAGTCGGCGTACCACGCAGCAAAGGCGAAGATGGACGAGGCCGCCGCTGAGAGCCGCGACCTGTCCACCGAGGAGCGCGAGTTCGTCGACCGCACGTTCGCGGAGCTTGACGAGAAGCGCACCATGATTGACACCCTCATCACCGCTGAGAAGCGTGAGGCTGAGATCGCCGAGGCCATGCGTGGCGTCGCAGATGTCGCCCGCCCGGTTGAGGCCCGCACCGCTGCGGCCGAGTCCGACGCCGACATCCTGCGTTCGCTGCTCGCTGGTGAGCGTCGTGCGCACTCGTTCCAGTTCGAGAAGCGCGACATCGCCAAGACCAGCAGCAACGCCCCCGTCCCGACGTCGTTTAGCGACACCGTCATTCAGCAGGCGCGCCTCGTCGGGCCGATGCTTGACCCGAGCGTCGTCACCGTCCTCAACACGGGCTCTGGCGAGGACCTCGTCCTTCCGTCTCTCGCGTCCTGGTCAACGGCCGGCTTTGAGGCTGAGGCCGCGACCATCGACGAGTCGGACCCGACCTTCGGCAAGACCACGCTCAAGGCCTACAAGTACGCCTTCATCGTGCAGGTCTCGCAGGAGTTCCTCGCCGACAGCAACATCGACGTCATTGGTTTCCTCGGCCAGCAGGCCGGCAACGCCATCGGCTACGCCGTGAACGACAAGCTCACGCTGGGCACCGCCACGGTGGAGCCCAACGGCATTGTCACCGCGGCTGCGGCCGGCGTGACCGGCGGCACCGCTACCGCGACACGCGGCACGGGCGGCTTTACTGCTGACGATCTCATCGACCTCGTCTACTCGCTCGATGGTGCGGCTCGCCGCCTCCCCGGTTTCGGGGTCATGGCGAACGGCTCCAGCATCGGCGCCATGCGCAAGCTCAAGACGTCGTCGGGTGACTACGTCTTCGTGCCCAGCATCCAGCCCGGAACCCCGGACTCGATCCTCGGCTACTCGCTGATTGAGAACCCGGCAATGGCCTCGGTCGCCTCTGGCGCCCGCTCCGTTATCGCCGGTCACTTCCCGTCGTACTACGTCCGCACCGTGGGCGGCATCGACGTGGCCCGCTCGGATGACTTTGCCTTCAACACCGGCCAGGTCACGCTCCGCTTCCAGATCCGCGTCGACGGCAACCTGCCTCAGACGTCGCACGTCAAGCGTTTCACCGGCGGCACCGCCTAGTCACTAGGCACCTAGACGTGGATGGCCCCGCCTTTGCGCAGGGGGGCGGGGCCATCCACACCCCCTGCGCACACCTAGGAGAAACGGTGGCCCATGCCACGAAAGCCTCAAACACTCGCAACAATTCACGCAGCGGGAATCCCGCTCGACGTGCCGCCGCCCGAGAGGGAGCAACTGCTCCGGCTGGGACTGCTGCACGAAGAATCCTCTGGGCCAGCAACGCGCCCTGGACGGCCACGGGCTACGGCGAGCAAACCCAGCAAGCCACCCGGCGAATCAAAGCCGCCGGCCACGAAGTAGCGATCGCCTCCAACTACGGGCTCGAGGGCTCAACGATGGAGTGGGAAGGCCTGCCGGTCTACCCCCGCGGCCTCGACGTCTACTCCAACGACGTTATCCCCGCCTACGCGATGGACTTCGGACGGCCGACCGGGCAGCAGGCCCTCGTCATCACTCTCTTCGACTGCTGGGTTTTCAAGGGCGCCGGCTGGGACCATGTGGAGCGCGTCGCCTCCTGGGTGCCCATCGACCACTTCCCAGCCCCGGCCCCAGTCATTGAGTGGCTGGCACGCCCCAACGTGACACCGATTGCGATGTCGCAGTTCGGGCTTGACGCGATTGAGCGCCACGGCATTGAGGCGCTGTACGTCCCGCACGCCATCGACACCGAGGTTTTCAAGCCGACCGAGTTGATGCAGGGCAGCGACGGCCAGGTGCCCGCCCGCACATGGATGGGCATCCCCGAGGATGCCTTCGTGATCGGCATGGTGTCGGCAAACAAAGGTCCTGATCGCAAGTCTTTCGCCGAGTCTTTCCTCGCTGCCGCGATGGTTATGCAGAAGCACGACGATGTCTGGCTGTATCTGCACACCGAGCCGAGCCCGGCGATGTCTGGCCTTGACCTGCGGGCGCTCTTGGCTGCGACGGGGGTGCCGATGGACCGGGTCGCCTTCGCTGACTCGTACTCGTACCGCATGGGCATCCCGAAGGAAGCCCTTGCCAGCATCTACACCGGCATGGACGTGCTGCTTCAGCCCAGCCGAGGCGAAGGCTTTGGCCTCCCCAGCCTTGAGGCTCAAGCCACCGGCACCCCGGTAGTGGTCAGTAACGCCACCGCGCAGCCCGAGCTCGTCGGCGACGGCTGGCTCTGCGACGTGCAGCCCGCCTGGGACGCACCCCAAGGCTGCTGGTTCTTCACGCCCCTAGTGCCGAGCATCGTCGACAACCTCGAGGCTGCCTACGCGCGAGGCCGGGGCCGATCCCAGCAGGCCATTGACTTCGCCGCCAACTATGACGCCGATGTTGTGTTCGACAAGTATTGGCGGCCGGCGCTTGACGTCCTCCTCGCGCCATGAGGGTCGCTTGGGTGACGCACCACATCCCTAGGGTTGAGGAGCGGCACGCGGCGCTGCTGCCTGGGAAGTATGCGGGCGGGGCGGAGCGCAATACGGACTACATGGTTTCGGCGGCGCCAGCTGGTGTTGAGGTCATGTTCATCGAGCCGGCCGACGCTGAGAGCGCCGCAGACGGCTGGTTTGACCGGGTGGTAGTTGGAGGCACCGACAAACTCTCCGAAGCCTCCATGAATTTCCTAGCGGCTCTCAGGCCCATCGTTTGGGTGCAGCACGCCCAGCACCGCACACCGGCCAAGGCTGACCTGTTCCGCCAGGCGTCGCGGTTCTTGACGATGAGCCGCGCGCACATGGGCTGGGAGGCCGAGTGGACCGGCCGGGCCGACGCCTTTATTCACTCCCCGGTTCCGCCGGACTGCGTCGCCCCCGCCGATAAGGAACCTTTTGCCTTGTTCGCGGGCAGACGCCACCCGGCCAAAGGGAAACTCAACGCCCGCATTTGGGCGCAGCGCCACGGCGTCAAACTCGTCGAGTTGGAGAACGCCCCGCACGAGGTCGTCCTTGACCACATGGCCCGCGCCAAATACTTCGTCCACCTCCCCAAAGAGCGGGACGCCTGCCCCCTCGTCGTCATCGAGGCCACCCTCGCTGGCTGCGACATCGTCACCAACTCCCTTGTCGGGCGGCTAGAGCCCGGCGACCCTGCGGCAGTTCTCGCCCAGCAACCCGAGCGGTTCTGGCGAATTGTGGAGGAAACAGCATGAAGATCGTTGTCACCGGCTCCGCCGGCACGTTGGGCGCTCCCCTGGTCGCCGAGCTGCGCGAGCGCGGCCACGACGTTTGGGGCATTGAACTCCAGCACACCGGCCAGCCCCAGACCGTGCGCGCCGACGTCGCCGACTACCGGCAGCTGCGCGCCGCCTTCGACCGCGTCGGCGACTT